GGGGCACATTTACATATTCAATTCGTAAATGTCGAATAGCCTTTTAAAGCTACTCTGCCTACTTCGGCCTAATTGGCCGAGGCATTCGTCTAAGGTACGTAACACTAGTACCCTCGACTTATCCTCAAAATAAGAACTGCAGCCATCCCAAGAATAACTGGAATCGAGCTGTTTTGAGTAACCTTTATCACAATCGGCGGATGCACGAAAGGAGTAAAAGCCGCCCGAAATATCGCCTCTGAGGGCTGAGCAAAGATATCCATACGGATTGCCATAGATATAGGAGTCGTAGGTAATATCAGTTAAGGTCTTTCGACCAGACCAATATGTATAACCATCGACTTCAACTTTTTGGCCTTTAAACTCAACCTTCTCCGTCTTGCGGCCCTCACCAATAGGTACGTATTTCTCATAGAGCCAAAAGCCCTTATATTGAAAATGACGTAAAAACCTAATTGGTAAGTAAGGCTCTGGACAACGTAAACCAGCATCTTCAGTTTCCAAGCGAGGAACCCATAAACGATCCTTTTTAGGGATCATATCGAGTATCGCGTTAGTAAACCTAGGAAGCGGCGTGTTATTCAAAGCCGACCATTCCAACGTAGTGTTAAAAGCGATAAATCTTTCTTGCAGCGTGTTCAAACCCTTAATATAAACGGGCCGAACATTAAAACCAAAATATTGGTCCGAGCCGCAAGACTCGCGAAAGTAGCCGGAGTAACAGCTCTTGATTTCATTAACTTCTAAACCAAGAGCATCCAACATTTTCATAACTAAACCCGTTGCCTGAGGAACAACAATAATATCATCCCCAAACACCGAATAGTTCCCGAGCCTCTTGATTGAGACGACCCCTGTAACCTTATCGGTCGACAGAATCGTTTTTACAAAAGGAATATCGAGATAGTTATAAACACACTTTACGAGGACTACAAAAATCAAAGTTTGCATAGAAAAGGTAAAGCCGTTTCCCATGGTCGACATCATATTCAAATGAAGAAGATTTCCTTTCGGAAACTTCGCATCTTTGTCGGATTTCTTGGCCACTTCGAGTAATTCGGAGGGAAGCTTAATACGCCTTGAACGGCTATAGAGCATCCACTCGAACGCTTGTTGAGGGAACAATCCTTTACATAACAACAATGCAATCAAATCTGACGATGAAACGAGATCGAGCGTATCAAATGATCCGTCAATAGAGCCAATTCTAGCCATCTCGCGATTAACGAGTTGCTGAAATTGGATATTAATACCGAAATACATAAGGAGCACTTTCTCGAACACCCCTGATATGGCTTTTTGAATCACCATATTCAGGACCGGCTCCGTCCCAGCGGGACGGCTGATTTTATAGTTCTTTGGAGCGAAAAACATACTGCAATAATCTATAATGATTGGGAGACCAAATTGGAGTCGTCTGCGTTCTTCTGCAAACCCCCAAACGGTATCATAAATCATTGTACAGTAACCCCTGTACAGGTCTAGAGAAGAGCATGTAACTGATTGGAATAGTTTCGTAAAGAAATCAAAACCATCACAACCTGAGCTCTTACCTGGGCCGCAATTGAGATAACGTTTAACGTTCTCAAAATACATACCTTCGTCGCTCATAACTAAAGCTTTATGCAGTTCAAACCGCATTAAGTTAAAGATAGGCTCAACGAAAGTGTGATTACGGTACCCAGCTCGCTTAATCATTCGTTCATAATTCCATTTCCCTGCACGTTTATTAACGGCTAGAAACTTCATTAAGGCTGCTACGTTAGCAGATACATTTTCAGTATCAACCTGAAACTTTTTGAAGGTCTCAGTTAACATAACTGCGGCGCGGACTTCAGTGGATCTAACATCAAAGGAGACGTTAAGACCGACTAAAATTGCGTCAATATACATGAAACACCGTTTCCAGCACCCCAATAAGTCTTCCTCTAGTTCCAAGGAACTGAAAGAAAGCGGAGGACTTTGAGAAAAGCGATCCATGAGAATGGAATTCCATTCATCAGATAGGTAAGCTTGTAAGTCTAAATATAGCTTGTAAAAGAGCATAGACGGATTGTGCATCATACGGATCCTTAAACAATAGTATCAACATGGAGAAAATGACTAGATAATACCTGATAAAACGGTATCTACTATGCCTTGCCACTGAGCGTCGAGGACGCCCTTGTGAGCTGACAACATCGCCCGAACAGAGTTCGGATCTGTTGCCACAGCACCAGCCGGAATATTGACAGTTAATCTGCAATCCCCGACGTCGGTCTTGGTAGCCGTGACGTTCATCCCCTTTCGGGTCAGAAGTACGAAACTGTTTTTTGGAACAGCTTTTACGGAACCATTTGTGTTGAAGCTGAGCACCGCCATCTTGGCAGGCCGCGAGAATGTAGCAGTAAAAGGCAGATCCGCAGAGTGGCTTAAAACGCCAGTCTGTGTACCACCTAAAACTGTCACAGCATATTGTTTCCCGTAAGAACTAGGAGCAATATCAGCAGCTATTGTATAAGTTGGGCTTGTTAAACCCGTTACCGCGGCACCCGTCACGGGTGAAGTAGGTTGAAACATAGGGGGTATCCCTCAATCATTAAAATTTAAAGTTTACCGTATCAAAGCAAGCATATTCAACCACTTTTTACTATTAAAGGGCGGCACTTTTAGGTGCACCTCAGCAATAGGTAGGGCGGCAGGAATAGTCCTGTTAAAGTATACGGACCGAATTGTCGTAGAACCGGCCGAACCACCACCAGTATAACCGGCGGATGGTCGAACAGAGCCATAGTAAGAGATAGATTTCTCTATCTTTACCGACCTTGAAAAATACCTCAAACTAGAGGTACTTTTACTTAGTTGGTTCACTATATCGCCGATATTGACAAAATAATCGACAAGAAAACTGTACGGGATAAGTTCCCATACAGTGGGAGCGAAGTTCTCCATCTCAAAACCGAGGTTTTTCCTTGCAGTAGCATAAGAACTATCAGACACCATCGCAACACCACCGGAGTACTGAACCGTTAAAGATTCAGAAACTGTCCTATGGTAGTCAAGAATAGCGTTGACAGCTACGCCACCTATGGGGTAACCAGGCTGAGATGAAAATTCTGAACTTGAATTCTCCTCAGAACCACTACCTGAAACGCGCATAACTCCTGTTTTTGAAGTAGCAATATGCACCAATGCTTCTGCACAGGCATCAATATCACTTAACAAAGGAGCCCAACCGAAGACGCACTCTAACCAAGTGCCTCCGATCGCCGCATGAATAGCTTTCAGTTCGCCACTCGATGGGTTCGGATTTCGCGATGCGAAATTTTTAGCCCACGTTTTGAATTCTGATAAGCCTTTCATCAAAGCGGTTGCTGGGTGGCGAATGCCAGCCCAAACCTCATGAATTTGACCAACAGCGACTAGACCCTCAAAGTGGGTATTCACCGCTGAAATCTTTTCATGAAAGTCCGTTAAAGCTTTTACTTCGGCCTTATCTCCAGGTAGAGAAAAGGTTTGCGAAGCCAACATATCACTTTGAGATGGAGGGAAGAACCCCACACCCTCAGTTCGATAAGTTGAACTACCCGTAACTGGCTCCCAGCCAGGATATGAACCATATTGGGGATAACCCGGATAATATGGGATCCAAACCTGTCTGTAAACCGTTGTCGGCAACGTTTCGATGTTAACTGAAGCGTCGGTAACCTCTAAAAAGGTTTCAGAGTAATTGTAGGGAGACGAAACACCTTCTCCACGTGCAATCTTTTCTTTGTAACCTTTGTTCTGGTACCCAGCCTTATGACGGGTATACGAAAGCGCAGAGCTAACTTCCGTGGTCCAAACCATGGGCGACTTAACCAGCGAGCCGTTAAGATTAAAGGGCGAAGTGCCCAGATAACGGTACGTGGTGTGCTTGTTGGACTCATCCATATGCGATGTCTCCGGTTAAACTTTATAAAAACAGAGTAACCATCAATCAAGTGGTTATTCACCAAGTAGTAAGTTAGAGAATGAATCTCTTCCTATATGCACGAATGCATAGATACCCTCTTGG